TGGACCATCGTCATTAGCAATGCTGGCAGAGGTGCCTAAAAAATGTTTTACAAAAGTTGTATCCGCTGGATTAAATATTCGTAAAATCCCTGAAACAGCTTGGTCATTATCATTACCTACGTGTTGTGATATTCTTTGAAAAGAAGTTCCTTGTGCCTGATCTCCAGCTGTAATGTATGAAAGACCAGTAGAACTTCCATCTTCAAAGTGATATGCTGTAAAATAAGATGACGTTATAGTTTGGTTATAGTTTGTATTTGTCCCAGTATCTGTTTGAAAAGTTAAATAAACTCCGTCATTTGATGGGTGTATATCTTTAAAAGTAAACACATATTCTTTGTAAGTAGAGTCAAAAACTACATCACTAGAACCATTTAAAAAATCCAAAGTGCTGCTAGAACTAGCAGTCAGTTTTTTAATAAATATCATATTACCAGTATTCAAAGATCCAAAGACTGATACCGACCTAACTGCTCTATCATTAAGTGTAACTATGCTCATTATGAATCCTTTATTCCGTAGAGTTTTATAGTGCCAGCATCTATGTTGCCACTATAAAACTTAAATTGCATAGCATCTATGGCAGATGTTGTATTAAAATATCCTGCTAAAGAAATATCATTAGCATCATCTGAATCATTAGTTGCACTTCCTCTTGCAATAAAGTGTTTTACAAAAGTAGTAGAAGATGGATTAAATAAAAATATTTCTCCTGAACAAGGCTCATCATTAGCATTTCCAGAAAACATAAATGATTGAAAACTTGTAGATTGAGCTAAATCTTTTCCTGTGTTGTACGCAAGAGATGTAGTACCATCATCTTCAGTATGCTTTGCACTAAACCAAGTTGATGTTATATTTACACCATAAGCACTTCCAGTATTTATACTTCCTTGAAACATTATAGCTTGTCCATCTGTAGCTGGATGTATATTAATAAGCTTAAACATATAAATAGGATATGTGCTATCCAAGACTACATCACTACTACCATTAACAAAAGACAACGTAGAACTAGAACTAGCAGTCAAAGTTTTAATATGTGTTAATGATTTAGCTGCCCCAGGTACGGCTGAAATATTTCTAATGCTTCTATTGTTATAAGTTACAATTGACATTACGAAACTCCATATAATTTAAATGTTCCTGCATCTATATTACCAGAATCAAATTTAAATTGAACACCATCAATCGCTGTTGTGGTATTACAGTATCCAGCTACAAAAAAATTAGTATTTTGAAGTCCACCATCATCTACCATCGCATGAGAATTTGCCATAAAATGTTTGACAAAAGTTGTAGAAGATGGATCAAATAAATTAAGTGTTCCAGATACTGATCCATCATTGTCATTTGTTACAGAGTATGCTAAATTTTGAACCCCTGTGCCGTTTGCTAAATCACTGCCTGTTGAGTATTGAAGAGTTGCTGGACTATCATCTTCTCCATGATGACAAGTAAAAAAAGTTGTATTTTTAGATGCATCATAAGCTGTACTACCATCTCTAAAATTAACAGTAAAATCTTGATTATCCGTTGCTGGATGCACGTTAATATATTTTATAATATATTCTTTGTAGGTAGAATCTATTCCGCTTGTAAATTCTACTGTAGCACTACTACTAGCTGTTATTGTTTGTAATAACACTAAGCTACTACCAGAAACACCTGAAGGAAAACTGGTAATGGATGCCATGGATCTGTCATTGCATACATTGATTGACATGGGTTACCTATCTAAGCTATCTTCTCTTTCTTTTCTATTTTTATAATCTGATCTAGTTGTAACTAATTCTACAAAGTCTGATTGATTAGATGGAATAGCATCTGTAAAAGAACTATCATTCATCAACTTAGTAGTCCATTCATTTTGCATACGCTTCCAACAGTTGTTAATTTTACCATCAACTGCTGCTTGAATCCAAGCATCTAAACCAGCATTATCTGTGTCGTTGTATAGATCATTAGATAATATCTTTTGCTGTAGATCAGTTAGTGTTATTGTTTTTGTGTGATTTGCCATGTTATACCTCCTTTAAGATTAATTGTTTCATTATTCTAACATGCTAAATGTACTGTTAAAAAAGTTTCAGGAGCTGATGCTGATCCTACAACAACATCATGTTGTGCTGATCCATGAGATGAATGACGAACTTTTAATAGTAAAGTATCGTTTGCATCCATATCAACTAAAGTTGAAGCATTAAATCCTCTACCATAAGATGAATAATCTTGTGTTATTTCATATCTAGGTTGAATTTGTTGCAGATAATAATTTCTATTAGAAGAAACCAAAAGAACTCCATACATCCAGTGATACGCTGTATCAATATCTGATATAGTTACAGATGCATTCACTTGATATTTTCCTGTGACAGGTGCAGTGAAGGTGCTACTAGAAGTATCAAAATCTGAATTAACATCATAAATTTCAGCACCAAGTGCTATAGTAACAATTCCTGTTGACATATTATCTTGAGCAGTATTTGGATAAGCATGAACAGCTGATTGTAAAGGCATGGTAATATGACCACCAGAATCAATTTTCATAGCGTCATTACCTGCTGTTTTAAAATCTATTTGATCATCTGTATCTGCAGTTATTGATGAGTCAGCGTCAGCATCTAAAATTAATTCATTACCATTTACATCTAATGTTCCTGGAGTAACTAAATTTCCTGATAATTTAGCACTAGTCACAGTCGCATCAGACGGCTGACCGATGTCGAGCACGTTACCTAATATTTGAACGAAGTCAATTACATCCCCTGTCGCCAGATTCGAGGCGAACGTCATCGTACTACCTGAGATTGTAAAGGATGATCCTGGTTTTTGTAGGATACCATTTAAACTGACCAGCATATGATTAGCTGATTCTGGGGCAACATTTGCGCCTCCTACTTGTAGAGTGTACGCTGCCTGTCCGTTTACGACTGATATCGCATCACAGACTTGAAAGTTTCCGACCGTTGGTGTTTTTCCTATATATGCCATGGTTCTCCTTTTTGATTATCTATCATATTAATTTATTCCATACAAGGTTATAGTTCCTGAGTCTATGTTGCCACTATCCATTTTAAACTGCACAGCATCTACTGCAGATGTTGTATTTGCATAACCTGCAACATAATTAACAACAGCAGCATTTCCTGCATTAACATCAACAGTTGTAGCTATGTAATGTTTTACAAAAGTCGTAGAGGATGGATTAAATAGATGTAAAATTCCACAAACACATTGATCATTATCAGCTCCAACGTCAGATGATAGTATTTGAAATCCTGTTCCTTGTGCTAAATCTCTACCCCCTACATAACTAAGAGCTCGGGCTGAATCGTTTTCAAAATTATATGCTTCAAAACAAGTTGAAGTCTTAGTAACATTATAATTACTGCCACTATCTGCAGATAAATTAAATAAAATACTTTCATCATCTGTAGCTCCATGTATATTGTTATAAATAAAAATATACTCTTTGTAAGTATTATCTAAAACCACATCGCTAGACCCATCAACAAAAGACAACGTGCTACTAGAACTAGCTGTTAACTTTTTAATAAAAGTCATAGAGCCACCACCAATTGTAGCCTCTAGTGCATCAGCATCAGAATCAAAACCAATTGCTTTATTAGCTGCAGGGGTTAGATTAAGACTATTATATTTTAATTTATTAAGAGCCATTAACTATCCTTAATTCCATATAATTTAAATGTACCAGCATCTAAATTTCCTGATGACATAGAAAATTGCACACCATCTATTGCTGTTGTAGTATTACAATATCCTGAACCAAATGGAGTTTGGGCATAAGGTGGACTACCATCTTCCATTCCAGATCCTCTAAACATAAAATGTTTTACAAATGTAGTAGAAGAGGGATTAAACAAAAATAATTCTGCAGAAAAAGAACTATCATTATCGGTTGTCATATCAAACATTATTGTTTGACCACCTGTTCCTTGTGCAATATCATAACTAGGTTGATATCCAAGTGATGATGGGTCTCCATCTTCTTGATGATAAACAGATACTAAAGTAGTAGTTTTAGTTGCATCGTAAGAACTACCACCATCTCTGAAATTTACTAGTACCCTAGCAGCTGCTGAAGGGTGTACATTTATTATCTTAAATAAATAAACAGGATAAGTACTATCTAATACAACATCTGAAGTTCCATGCACAAAACTAATTGTACTACTAGAACTAGCAGTCAAAGTTTTAATAAGTGTCATGCTACCAGGACTAATAGTTGCAAATCCATTGGCACTTGCGTTAAAACCTAGGGCTTTACTGGCTGCACTTGTTACATCAAAACTATTAAAATTATATTTTGTTAAGGCCACTATACTACTCCATACATTTTGATTGTTCCTGAGTCTATATCGCCAGAATCAAATTTAAATCTTACTCTTGTTAATGCAGTTGTTGTGTTAAAATAACCTGCAGTAAAAACCTCTCTAGTAATGTCACCTTCATGGCATCCATTTGTTGTTGCTATAAAATGTTTTACAAATGTTGTAGATGATGGATCAAATAAATGTAAAATACCTGTGCAAGATTGATCATTATCATTACCGACAGTTTGACAAAGTTTATTAAATGCAGTTCCTTGTGCTTGATCATCGTTTGCACGATATTGTAAAGCTGTTCCAGAATTATCTTCGTTGTGACTTGCTCTGAAAAAAGTTGAGGTGGTGGTAATGTTATAACTAGTGTTAGTTCCAGTATCTACTTGAAATGAAAAGGTAACATTATTTGTTTCTGGGTGTATGTCTGTAAAATGAAATTGATATTCTTTATAAGTAGAGTCTATGTCACTAGTAAAATCAATAGTAGCTGAACTACTAGCAGTTTGTGTAGATAATAACACCAAACTCCCCCCAACATCCCCTGTCTCTAATCCATTATTACTAGAATTAAATTTAAGAGCCTTGCTTGCTGAAGGCGTTACGTTTAGACTGTTGAAGTTGACCTTAGAGAGTGCCATGGGTTACCCACTATTCTTTTAATGGTTCAACAATTACTTTACCATTCTCATCTGTCCACTGAGTATCATACATGTGTTTGTCTTTTCTTTCTCCAATAACCATCCATGAAATATTATCGGTACAAGTATTGTCTTGTGCTGTGATTGTTAAAGTGTTTCCAGATACAGAACCTTTTACTAATGTCCAACCAGTTTCATTAGATGTAAAACATTGAACTTCTCTATTTAGTAAAACAAATGTTCCTTCACTCATCCCTGAATTTGTATCCATATTAATCGTTGCTACACCATCAACTAAATCTACTCTGCCTCTATAAATATTATCTGCTTGTGGTGCTTCAACAAATGAGTGAACTAAATTATGCGTATCTTTTTTACTATCTAAAGGATGATCAATTTTAAATGATCCAGAGCCTTTTGCTAGTGATCCAGTAAAAGTTGCTGCACCATCTTTATCCATTTTAAAAACTTGTTGATCAGCAGTTCCAGAGTTATCTGTGCTTCGCATAAATTCTAATGTTCCACCTGCACTATAACGATTTCTTATTGACCAATTTCTATCATTACTATTGCCTGCATGTGTATTTATAAGAATTGATGTTGAACCAGATGATGTTGGTCCATCTATAGTTACAGCTTTGTTTGATGTGCCAGGAACAATTTTTATATCACCTACTACATGAAGTTGTTCGGATGGTGATGTTGTATTTATTCCTACTTTACCATCTGAAATAATGCTCATTCTGTCTGATCCAGCAGTTTTAAAATCTATTTGATCATCTGTATCTGCAGTTATTGAAGTATCTGCATCTGCATCTAAAATTAATTCATTACCATTTACATCTAATGTTCCTGGAGTAACTAAATTTCCTGAAAGCATTGTAGACGTAATACTATTAGTTGCAGGTGTTACAGTCTGTAATGCTCTACCTAAAAATACACAATACATTGTATCTGTCGATGCCGTGGCCGCAGATAATGTTAACGCTGTGCCTGTAGCAGTATATGCTTTACCAGATCCAGGTTGCTGTCTTACGTTATTAACAAATAACGCTATCTCATTTTCATTTGTTACTGCATGGTCTAGGGTGTAGGAGGTAGTTGCACTCGTAGAAAACTCTTGCGTAGCAAATGAAGTAAACGATTCTGCCGGTTGATTTCCGATAAAGGCCATCTTACGTTATCTCCATTACTGACAAGGTGCCTGATAACTTATCTGCAACAGAACAGTCTATTTGAATTTTATCTCCGGCTTCAAGAACTATTTTACCGCCAGTTAAAATCTCAAGTGAACTGCCTGTGGGTATGGTCACATCCTTAATTAAGAATGACGTACCATTTTGCACATTGTTTGCACCACCTCTATTTGATGTTGTACTGACATGTTCTACCTCTGCAGTCACTGCAGTTGTATTTATGTTAGCCAATACCAATCCAAGCACGACTGTAGTTGTGCTCGAAGCTACCGTATACATTACATATGGTGTGCCTGCTGATGCTGGTTCTGCTGCAAAATTGATCGCTTTAAAAGTATTTGCCATTTGTTTCCTCCTAATTCCTTATATATTAACCCAACGCAATTGCAAGAGCCGTAGGATCATCCGTACTAAACCCTGCACTGCTTAAATATGTTTTAACATCTGATAATGCCACTTGTTTCATGGTGCCATTGTCATTTGTAACCACTCTATCTGCATCTACTAAAGTCGTAGAACTAGCCGATGTATCGCCATCCATGATATTTAATTCTGTAGCTGTTGAAGTTACACCGTCTAATATGTTTAATTCAGCTGCTGTCGATGTTACTGTTGTGCTGGCTATTGATAAAGCATCTGTTTCTAAAGTTCCATCTATATCTACGTTTCCTGAAATATCTAGTGACGCTGCAATAAGTTGATCAACCTGTAAGTCCTCATGACTTGATCCTAGTTTTAATTCAAACTTAGGACCTGTTGTATTGTAGGTAAATGTAGCATCATCACCGCTGCCACCCTCTATCGTAATACCTGCACCATTAACAACTGCACTTGTGCTATTACCACTATCTAATACAATATTGTGATCATTTAAATTTACTGTTGTTGAGTTTACAGTGGTTGTTGTTCCCGATACAGTTAAGTTACCTTCTAGTGTTACGTTAGCACCACTAAATGTCATAGCAGTTGTAGTGCCTGATTTTATAAGAAGTTCACCACTGTTGTTGCTAAGTCCACCAAAAGTTGTACCAGCGTCTTTTAATAATACATCTGCACCATCAGCATCTAATATAACATCACCTTCTGCATCAAGTGTAATATCACCTGAAGATAGTGAATCTATTTCAGCTATTTTTGGTGTGGTTAAAGTTTTATTTGTAAAAGTTTGTGTCGCTGCTATACCTGCAACTGTATCTGTAGTAGCTGGTAAAGTTAGTGTAATGTTACCAGAAAAAGCTGAATGGGCAGGTGCTTGTAATCTAGCATAGTGAGCATTCGATGACTCACAATAAAAATCAACATAAGATTGAGAACCAGAGTTTTTAATTGATATAGATCCTGATTGTATATCAATACCATTAGATCCATCAATTCTAACAACACCACTTCCATTTGGTGTTAAAGCAATATTACCATTTGACGTAGATACTAAAGCATTACCATTAACATCTAGATCACCACCTAGTTGAGGTGTGCTATCCTCTACAACATTAGATATCGCACCTGATGTAGCTAGTCCTGCAACTACTGCTGATCTTGCAATCTTTTTAAGACCACCACCTGAAGTATCTATTGCTAAAAATACATCATCGTTAGCAACTGTAGATATTTCTGATAATGAGCTTACAGCTATTGAATTAAAGTTTGTACCATCTGCAACTAATAGATTACCTGCAGTATTTGTACCCATAGTAATATCATCGCCTGATACTGTAAGATCTCCAGTAATAGTTAAATTTTGTGATACTGTTACGTTACCATCAGAAGCAATAGCTATTGCATCTGTATCAGATGTGTGACCTATGTTAGTTCCATTAATAATTATGTTATCAACTGTTAAAGTTGTAAGTGTGCCAACCGATGTAAGGTTTGGCATTGCTGTGATTTCATCATCAAAATATGCAGCTAGATCTGTAACCGCAACTTGAACCATTGTGCCATTATCGTTTAATACAACTCTATCTGCATCGGCGACTGTAGTGGATGTGGCTGAAGTTCCACCATCAACTATATTTAATTCTGCTGCTGTTGCATCAAGAGCTGCAAGTTTAGTTAAATCAGCTTGTACTAATCCAGATACTCCATCTAATAAATTTAATTCTGCAGCGGTTGACGTGACAGCGGTGCTACCTAAAGTAAGGCCACCGTCTGGTATGACTACACTACTACCAGATAAAGCTGTAAAAGTATTCGCTGTAAATCTAAAATCATCTGCGCCAGCAATAGCAATGTCAATTTGATCGTCTGTGTCTGCTGTAATACTTGTGTCTGCATCAGCGTCAAGAGTTAAAGCTCCACCGTCTAAATCTGTTGCTCCACTAAAATTAGTGTCAACTATATTAGTTCCATCAGAAAAAAGTAGTTTTGTACTTTTATCAGAGGAGCCAAAAGTTACACCAGTTCCTGATACAGTTTTAAATTGAACAGTAAAAGCACCTGATGTTCCATTTACTACAATATAAACTTTTTCAATTGAATCTGGAACGGTTACAACTTGATTACCTGTAATAGTCCCTGTTAATTTTATAACTGCATGTCTTGCAACAGATGTTGACTCAGTTGTATCACCATCTGTAATTGATAAAGTTGTCGTTTGCGCACCGCCAGCGATAGACTTTTCTACATAACCAGCAATTGCTTTTTCTACGATTTGTAAATTAGTATTAGTTTTTGTCCCCCAT